TTTCAATTTAAATGTATGTTGCGAAATAGGTATAATTTTCTTTTTGCTTTGGATCTCGATAAAAGGGTTATATTACAAATTTCCCAACTGCTAGACAAGGTTGTTTCCGGAAGCCAATTGGTGGTTACTTCTCCTCTGGGTAATGGCTTAGACTCTGATCAAATCTTGTCCGGTTGGGATCAGATCTTTAATTCGAAGCTATCTGTCATAAATGAAGATCTACTTTATCTCGAAAATCTTAATCGTTCTAATTATGGCCCAAGGAGTTTGGCAGCCGATTGGGAGACGAGAAAGAATTCAGTCTTGGACTATTTTGGATCTGATAGTTCACAATCTGTGCCGACCGTAGTTAGCTCTGGACTGAAGAGCTTGCGCCCCATTAGCTTAGAAAACGCAATAAGCTATCTGAAAAATAACACCAATTCTGGTTTACCTTTATACCAAAGGAAAGGTGACGTAAAAGATTCCTTGCGTTCGGACTTTACGTATTACTTAAACCGACGTGACGATTGTGTTATGTTTACTAGAACACAGGAAAACTATAAAACTAGGACCGTGTGGGGTTATCCTGCAGCAGACACTCTTAATGAGATGATGTTTTATAGACCTTTGTTAGAGTATCAGAGAAAACTGTGTTGGCGGTCGTCGCTGTCTGGACCCGAGACGGTTGATAGGAGTGTTACAAATATTATAAACACAGCTCGTTTAAATGGCGAGCAATTGCTGAGTATAGATTTCTCTTCTTACGACGCAACTGTGAAAACCAAACTACAGAAGGTTGCATTTGATTATATCAAGAGTTTATTTCAACCTAGATATGTTGACGACATCGAATACATATTTAATAGATTTAATACGATCGGATTGATCACTCCTGACGGAATTTTTAGGGGATCCCATGGAGTACCTTCTGGCAGTACCTTTACGAATGAGGTTGACTCTATAGTACAGTACCAGTGTGCTATGTCATTCCTAAAAGATGAAACTAGTTTCGATATTCAGGGAGATGATGGTATATATCGAACTAGAAAACCAGATGAGTTAAAATTGCAATTTAGCAAATTTGGTCTTATAGTGAATGATTCTAAGAGTTACATTTCTAATGATAGTGTATTCTATTTACAAAACTTGCACAGTGTTGATTACATTAGAGATGGATTAATTCGTGGCATTTATCCGACTTACCGAGCTCTTAATAGGATAGTGCATCCAGAGAGATTTGACTCATTTAGTGCTGAGGGGATAATAGGTGCCGACTATTATGCCATCAAAACAATCTCTATTTTAGAGAATTGTCGTAACCATCCACTATTCAAAGATCTAGTCAAATATGTCTTAATGTTAGACAAATTTAGTCTGCGTTATTCTCAATCGGGCCTTCTTAACTATATCCAACGTGTTAAGAGGTCAAGTGGGATTGAGGGGATTTTACGTTATCGTCCTGAAGATGACATAACTGGTTTAAATCAATTTGAAACAGTTAAAGTAATTTCAGAGCTCAACCGC